TAGAAAACGTTAACGCTGAAACAATTTTGAGACGGTTAGCTTACAAACTAGGACAAGGTAAAGATCCAGGTACTACAACCGGACAACAAATAGAACGTATTCGAGAGTGGAGCAAAAACAAACGGAGAGAGCGCGGACCTGAATACGAAAAAGTCCCTCTCATGTTCTAATAAAAAAGCCCCTCCGAAGAGGGGCCTTTATTTTTCCTAAATTTATCAGGAAGGAACGGTCGAGGTGTAGGTGCTCGACTCCACGAGGCCAGCGGGCTGCAGAACCAGATCGTCGCGCTTAGGCGCTTCGTCAGGAACCAACCAGCAAACTTCGCAAATAGCGAGAGCTTTGTTCTTACCAGACAGCTTACCTGCTTGAGCACGGGGGTCATAAACACCCGAAGCCAGAGTTAAGCCAGAGGCAACAACACCGCCAAGGTTGCGGGTGGCAAACAACTGCCAAGTCCTATCTGCAGTCAGAGCAGACAAGTTGTTGGAGTTGAAAATGTTCACCGAGTTGTTAGTGCCGTTAGTGATGCGGCTATTTAAACCGCTCACAGTGACACCAAACTGACCAGACACCACGGTGCCGTCTGCACGGAGACCTTGGTTCATAGCAGGAACCAGCGTCAGGCAAGGCGAAGCCACGCCGCCGCCAACACCGCTGCTGACCACATCGCCGCCGTCAACGCGGAGCGAAGCACGGTAAACATAAGCGCCCGAAGGAACAGTAATACCGTTCGCAATATCAGCCCGAACATCCTTATGGTAATCAGGAGAAGGGATGATGACGTTGGCGCTGCTGAACGAACCGTTAGAACCGTTCAGACCGGAACCGTAAGGTTGAGCGTAATACTCAAGCTGGTTAACGCTACCAAGAGCCTGATAGGACAGGTCAACGTAGCCGATAGCCTGCTGAGCAATCCAGCCGGGCTGGAAGATAACACCAACAGGACCGCCAATAGGCTGGCTGGTCAGAGTTTGCGAAGTACCGTTCTCGTTCAGATAAACGACGGACTTCTCTTCGTGCCAATAACGAAGAACGTTGGTGTAGTTACCAGGATAAATCTTGGCAACCGAGATTTGGTTGGGATTAACAGTCATGATTAATTACCTCCTCAAGCGTTGAATGAGTAGGCAATGGTGGCGAAGTCAGCGTTCAGGAGTTCGAAACCTGCGTACAGGCTCCAAATCATCATGATGAAACGGCTGAAATCGTCATTGTTGTTGAGCAGCACTTGGGCGTTGTTACCGCCGATGCCGACACCAACAGATTGCGGACCGAAGAACATACCGATAGCAGACTCGTACGAAGACGAAGTACCGCCGATGGTCGCAGTTTGGCTCTGCGAAGGCATGTTGGTCGATTCGAAGAAGCGAACACCTTCGAACACGAAACCGGTCGGCATGATCGGCTCACCAGCCACGAAGGTGGCTTGGCCGAAGCCCTGACCCATGTAGATGGCAGCGTTGGGCTGCATCGAGGACATCAGGGGGTTGATCTGACCATTGCCGGGATAACGAGCAACTTCACGGAAGTCGCTGTTCTGGCGCAGGTGCATCAGGAAGGTAGGATCGCAAACGCAGCGATAGAAACCATCCTGGTAGGTAGGAGTGTTCCGCTTACGCAGGCTCTTCACCACGCGCAGCAGGTCATCCTTAACGTCGAACTTAGCTTGCTCGGCGTTGGCGTAGGTGAGGCTACCAACGGCGAGATCACCGGGGTAGTAGTAACCACCTTGGCTGTCAGAAGACTGACCCTTGGAAACAGCTTTCAGGAGTTCGTTGATGAACACCCGATCACGCCAACGACGATAGTCGTCGAGCAGAGTCAGGGAGCCGATCGACTGGTGGAAAGCGGTAAGGTTACCGGTATCCAGCAGAAGACGCTGAGCAGTAATAAGGGTTTCGCGAGCAATCTTAAAGGTGCTCGGCTGAGTGGGATCGGAAGGGTCCGCAGGACCGGTGTACTCACGAAGAGTAACCAGCACTTTGTCCTTCACAATGTTCCTGCTGTTGGCAGTACCGATGGTCTGCTCAGCAGTGCGCTCCCGAGACTCCTTAGAGCCAGGATTGCCCCAGAAACGATAACGGTCAAGCTGAACGGTCTGGCCAGGTTGCTTACTGAAGTCATGGACTACAACCGGCTCCGCAGCCATCTCTACAACATACGCGGGATGCGGACGGTAGAGCTCTGCACCGAGCAGCTTCGGAAAATCATTGTCGACGAACAAAGCGTCAACCTCCGAAAAACTACATATTTAATTTAACTAAACAATCACTAAATGAACACTTCCTTGTCGCATTTTTAGCGTTTAACCTTTTTGGTTGCTCGAATTAACAGACGCACTAAATGTCCTGACAAGGTTACGTACACCCTCAGAACCTTGGAAGTACACCGAACCCAAGTTCGAAACGTAACGCGTTGAGCCGCCACGATAGATGGTGCGGATTACAGCCGACATCAAGCCAGGAACTTGAGCCCTAGTGGCTTCCGTGTATGTACGGCAATAGACCGGAGGGTTGTATATCCAGTCAGCTCGTGTAGCAACACCCGAACTAACAGCCGTGGTCAACAGACCACCCTCGTAGCGACCGTGAGTTACCCCACCTCCTGTAATACCTTCAGCAACCGTATTGGACTCCGGTGTTTTATAAGGAGAGTAATCTTGATTATCCGGCGCAACACCTCCGAAATACGTGTAAGGCAATGTTTGCCGAACACCGAAGTTCGAACTAAAGGAAGTTTGAACTTTGGCGTATGCGATTGTTGAAAAACCTAAAGGTCTATATCCTTCTTCAGCACTAAGAGCCCCGCTTGGTTGATACGCAACACCAGGGGTGTAATCAATCCAGTAACCCGAGACAGCCTGTGGAGCTACACGCCAGTCATCCGTTAAATACCAGGAACCGCTATTAGGAGGTCCCGGTGTAATGCGACCGAGATCAGCTCCGACATCAACGATGCCAGAAGATACAACTAAATAAGATTCATGATTAGGTCCGCTTTGAATCTGATGCAGACCAGAATCATATTTATAGTTCGTCAGCGGAATGTATCCCACGAGGCTATGGCATATAGCCTCATTCTAAGTTTTAACTAAATCAGATTTGACCTGAAGCTGCAACGATATTGTTCAACGTGCTCATGTCGGCACTGATGTTCGCCATGTCGGCGTTGTACTGAGCTTTTAACAGATCCAGTTCCTGCTTCAGTTGCTCAACTTCCTGTGTAGAAGAAGTCGAAGACCGACGGCGACCAAGAGGATTCGGCATGAATTTATTTATTCTTAGATTCAGTATACTTCTTCGCTTTTTTCTTCGCCTTTACACGTTCAGGAAGATCGCCTTTAGTTTCTTTTTCATACTCCTCAACCTTGGCTTTAGAGATTTCTCCCCGCTCAGACATCGCGTAAAATTTGCGTCTTTGGCTATCTGACACAAAGGGCATAAAAACCTCTAACTGGTTTAATTATAAAAAAAATCCCCGAGATTTTACTCTCGGGGACTCCCACGTTTCTTCCGAACAGATTCTATCAGGCTTGATCCAGGAAAAGAAGCTTGCTGCGGAAAGCTTCAGGACCCATTTGGCTCAGGTAGCGCCAAGCTTGCTCGGGGCTCTGATTCATGACTTGGCCAAAGCCTTGCCATTGGATTTGGGGATCAGCGCTAGGAGCGCCAGCACCAGCCGAAGCCGGAACAGCAGGCAGCTGGTCGTAGCGGGGCTGGTAATTTTCGGTAGGAGCAGTCTCATCCACGGGGTAAACCTCGGTAAAGAACCGATTGGTGTAATCGGCCAGATGATCCGGGTCAGTAAGGATGGTCTCCATAGCCAGACCGCGAGCTGCAACATTCTCCAGCACCGAGTGCTGCTGAATCAGTGCATCCTCAAGCACCGTGGCATACTGATTCAGAATGCCGGGAGCTTCAATGCCGAAGTGATTAACGACGGCGGTTGTTGCGGGACTTAACTGAGCGCTCTGTTGCGCGTCCGTAGAAGTCGGAGAGGAAGTTTGGGTCGTATACCCGTTGCTGTACGAGGTCGGCTGAGCCGATGGTGCCTGGTAAAGATACGGTTGGGCCAGTGAACTCTGACTGTACAGTTGAGTATCCGGCATTTGTGCCGGGCTCTGCTGATACTGTGCTGTCTGGCTGGGGGACGGGGAGAGGCGTGAGACCACCCGTTCCAAACTGCCCATCGCTGCTTCCCACGGATTGGACGGGGAGTAAGCCGACGGATACTGGCTGGACTGGTTGCTGGTAGAAGGGGCCGTAACCTGTTGTACCGGCGACGGCGCTTGGGGCATAGTTGCCGAAGGCGCCCCCTGGGTAGTTGCCACCCATTGCGGGTAGGCGGTTGAGCCCATATCCGCCGAGGGAGCGGCCTGAGGGGCTGCTACCGCCGGGGAGACCGGGCTCGGGATCGAAGCTGGGATCTGCTGGCTCATAGCTGCCCGAGTAAGTCAGTTCTTGCGCAAGGTGGTCAAACGTCCTATAAAGCAAGGGCGTTAGGTTTAGCCGAGGATCAGCCGCTAAAGGCGTATTCGGCGCGAGTGGATGTGGCGCTTGCAACATCTGATTCAATAATAGTAGAAATTGCTGAAAAGCGCCCTGAGTTTGTTGAATCATTCGGAAGGGAAAACCCTTCAACATTTCTGCACGCTCAGTATCCGTTTTATCCGGGAACAAATACTTCAGAGCTTCGACGCTATCAACACCAAGCTCCTGAAGATTTCGAACAACAATAGATTTTTGGTTTACGTCATAGGCGGTGTCTTCATAAACATCACCTTGGAACCTATAAGTAACTTCCCGATCACCATCAGGCGGTAAACCAAAAACACCACGTGGGACTTTGTTCTCGGTGACAGCAGTCTGAATAGCAACCGTAACTTGATCTTCGTACTTATTAATTTTCTTTTGATACCTAGCAACCGACTCTTCTGTTTCTTCTTTAGGTGCGTTAGGGGGCAACATCCCCATAACCTGAATGAAACTCTCGCGGAAAACCTGCTCTTGATGGTAGAGAATCATCTCCAACAATTTGCAGAATCCGTAGGTCAAGAAGCTCTTGTTTTTACGAAGAGCTGTCGCCTGAGCCCGACCCATCAGACCCTTAATCTCCGTGGCAGTGGCACCAGCCGAGATCGAAATCTCATCGACTCCGCCTAAAGCAGTACGAATCTCTTCACGCAGTAATAAAGCGTAACGATTCATGTCCCCGTTTACCGGGTCCGGAGTCATGTAGCCCACGCGGTCGGAGGGCTCGACGTTCGCAATAATCCGAGGAACTCTTAATCCGCCAAGAGCGGAATTAGAGCCGAACGGTTCAGATACCCGAGTAGACGGAGAATCGATGCCACCAAAACCACTTTGACTGCTGATTGTGGGCCTGAAAGTTCGATCAGCGTCAGATGCTTCGACAAGATCGCTACGTGGACGCGAACTAATCAGCGTGGGATTACCAAAGAACTCAATATTCTTCGCAATATTCGAAACCATCTGATCATGAAGCACAATCTGCTCCATGAACGGTTCGAATTCTCCTTCGCCGTCTGTTCCGCTTGCGTTCGGCTTGTTTAAAACCTCAACCGCAGGAATAAATCCAAGCGTGTTTGGACGCCTATTTTTTGGCGTTAAAACAGTGCCAGGGTCGAGCTCAAAACTTAATTCACTATTGGATTCAAACTCAGAAATTGTATCTGCAGTAATCGATAGCCTTACGTAGCGTTTATTTTGCCCGTAAGTC